GCGCCGGGACCGTAAGCGCTGACCGCATCCGCCTGGCGGATGACTACACGGCTGACTATGGCACCATCTGGCGGACACAGGGTGCAGTCCGGACCGTAGTGGACTTCCTGGGCCGGAACATTGCCAGCCTGGGGCTGCACCAGTTCCGGCGCGTGTCGGACACGGACAGGAAGCGGCTGACTGACACCGGGCTTATCCGGCTTATCGACAAACCAAACCCAGCCACCACCCGCTACAGATTATTGAATTCGCTGGTATGTGATCTGGGGATATTTGACAGGGCCTACTGGCTGAAAATGAAGGCCACGGATAGGCCATGGCTGCTGCGCCTGCCGCCGTCCATGGTCAAGCCTGTGGGTCAGTCCTGGATGTGGCCGGAAGCCTTTGAATTCCACGGCGACAAGGGCAAGGAAACATTCCCCGCTGACCAGGTGGTCCACTTCCGCGGCTACGCGCCGGACGGGGACCTGGCCGGGACCTCGCCCATCGAATCGCTGCGCCGGGTCCTGGTGGAGGAATACGAGGCCGGGCGGATGCGCGAGCAGACGCTGAGGAACGGCGCGAGGGCGTCCGGCTATCTGGAGCGCCCGGCCGCGGCGCCGTCCTGGTCCGATGGGGCGCGCGAAAGGTTCCGCCAGTCCTGGCGCAGCCAGTACGCAGGCGGCGGTCCGGAGGCAGGCGGCACACCCATCCTGGAGGACGGGATGAAATTCGTTTCCGCCAGCCAGACGGCGGAACAGTTGCAATATGTGGAGTCCCGGAAATTGACCCGCGAGGAAGTCGCGGCCGCGTACTTCATCCCGCCGCCCATGGTGGGCATCCTGGATCACGCCACCTTTTCCAACGTCAAGGAACAGCACAAACACCTGTACCAGGACACCCTGGGTCCCTGGCTGAGCATGCTGGTGGAGGAACTGAACCTGCAACTGCTGCCCGATTTCCCGGACAGCGAGGGCACGTACCTGGAATTTAACCTGAACGAGAAGCTGCGCGGCAGCTTCGAGGAACAGGCGGACCAGCTCCAGAGGTCCGTGGGCGGACCCTGGATGACCAGGAATGAAGCGCGCGCCACGCAGAACATGCCAGCAGTGGAGGGCGGCGATGAACTGATAGTTCCGCTGAATGTGGTTACCGGCGGTCAGGCGAATCCGCAGGATTCCGCGCCGGACACCGGGGCGCTGGCCGGACCTGCACGCAGGCAAAAGGCCATCGCCGGACCGCTGGCCAAGGCGGACCCGGACGCGGACGCGCGCGAGGCGCTGACGGACGTCTATGCGGCGTTTTTCCGGCGGCAGCGCAAGGCTGTGCTGTCCGCCATCGGCGCTGGCGGCGCCTGGTGGGACGGCAAACGCTGGGACAAGGAACTGACAGAGGACCTGTATGACGCCGCGGTGGACCTGTCAGCGGTCATGGGGCGCGAGCAGGCGCAGGCCCTGGGCTTTGACCCGGACCAGTACAACGTGGACGCCACAGGCGCCTGGCTGGAGGCGTTCGCGGCCAAACGCGCGGGCTGGGTAAACCAGGCCACCAGGGCACACCTGGAGGCGGTCCTGGAGGATGACAGCGAGGACGCGCCGGACCCGTCCAGCGTGTTTGATGCCGCGGAGTCGCAGCGGTCCCTGGCAGCAGGCGCCGCGTCCTGTGCTGCGCTGGCGTCATTCGCCAGGACGGAGGCCGGGCGGACCCTCGCGCCGGACACCGCCACAAAAACCTGGCGCGTCACGTCATCGAACCCGCGCGCCAGCCATGCCGCGATGGACGGCGAAACCGTGGCCATAGATGAGCAGTTTTCAAACGGCATGGACTTCCCGGGCGACACCGCAGGCGGCGCGGATGAAGTCGCCGGATGCGAATGCACCGTGGAAGTAAACCGGATTCAACAGGAGGACTGAGCAATGCCTATCAAGGACATCCAGGTCCGGTTCAAAGCCGGACCGGAGGACGGGCTGGCGGACGGCGAATTCGAGGGGTACGCGTCCGTGTTCGGCAACGTGGACGCATACGGGGACGTAGTCATGCCGGGCGCGTTCCGCAAAACCCTGGGCGACTGGCACACATCCGGGAACGTGCTGCCTATCCTCTACTCGCACGTCATGACTGACCCGGACTACAACCTGGGCGGCGTGGTGGAGGCCCGCGAGGACGAAAAGGGTCTGCGCATCCGTGGACTGCTGGACCTGGAGAATCCCAAGGCCGCGCAGGTCCACCGGATGCTCAAAGGCAGGCGCGCGTCACAGATGTCCTTTGCCTATGACGTGGTCCGCGGGTCCATGGGGCAACTGGACGGCCAGGACGTCTATGAACTGCACGAGGTCAAGCTATACGAGGTTTCCATCGTGCTTATCGGCGCCAACCAGGATACGGAAATCCTGGCGGTCAAGTCGCTGGCGGACGGACTGGCAGGTGGCCTGAAAGAGGGCCGGGTCCTGTCCGGCAAGCACGTGGACACCCTGCGCGGCGCGCGGGACGCAATAGACGGCGTCCTCGCAGCCGCGGAGGTCATCAAAGATCAGGAGAAGGCCAGCGGTAAAGGCGAGGTCAAGATCGAGGGCGCGGACCGCGTCAAGATCGAGGGCGACGCCGCGAACCCGTCCGCACGGACCCTGGCATGGAGGAAGGCGCAAGCCGCCGCCGCCGTGGAAATGGAAACGGCGACAGCCAGCTAAGTAGCTACTGCATCACTGCATCACTGCACCACGTCATGACGCAGACACTGCATGACGTGGCTACTGCATCACGCGCCTAAGTAGGCAAGTAGACACAGAAAACCCATGACAGGAGAAACCCATGAGCAAGATTCAGCGGCTCCAGGAGGCGGCAGCAGCCGCCGCCAAGAGGGCGCGTGAAATCGCGGAAAAGGCTGACGCTGACGGCGTCGCCATGGAAGGCGACACGCTGGCCGAATTCACCGCCAAAATGACAGAGGCCAAGGACCGCCTGGAGGCCCTGCGCGCAGCCAAGGCGGACCAGGAAGTCCTGGACCAGGCGCGTGCCCTCGCCGCGGAAATCGGGGAACCCGCGGCCGCGGACGTCGATGCGCAAAAGGATGGCGCGGACACGCTGCGCCGGGCCCGGAACCTGGGTCTGGAAGTGGTGTCCAGCGCGGAATTCAAGTCCGCCATGGCGCCATTCAAGAACCGCGTGCCGGAAAAAGCGCGTTTCCAAACGGACCCCATCCCCGTAAAAGGACTGTTCACCGGCGCTGACAGCACCAGCGCTGGCGTGTTTGTGACGTCTGAGGATACAGGCATCCTGGAGGCGCTGGGGCGCCGCCGCCTGACCCTGCGCGACGCCATCAGTGTCCGCCGGACGGCATCGGACACGGTGGAATACGTGGTGCAGACCTCGCACACCAACGCCGCCGCGCCGGTCCCGGAAGCCACCAGCTCCGCGGTCATCGACGGCACGGAGGTTACGGACGCGGACGGCGGCGTCAAACCGGAGGGCGCCTGGGCGTTTGCGCGCCGGACGGCCACGGTCAAGACCATCGCTGAATGGGTCCCGGCGACAAAGCGCGCACTGGCCGATGTCGGACAGTTGGAAGGGCTCATTAACGATGAGTTGCGCGCCGACATCGCGGAAGAGGAAGAGGATCAGATTTTGCTGGGTGACGGCACAGGCGAGAACCTGCCCGGCATCCTGACCACGTCCGGCATCCAGACCCAGGCATGGACCACCGACATTTTCACCACGGTCCGCAAGGCCATCACCAAGGCCCGCGTGGTGGGACGTGTCGCACCCAACGCCGTGGCACTGCACCCGGAGGAAGTGGAAGTCATTGACCTGGCCCGCGAGGGCGCAGGCACGGGCATGTTCCTGGGCGGCGGTCCGTTCGTGATGGGACCCAGGACCCTGTGGGGCCTGCCGATCATCGAAACCGAGGCGATCACCGCCGGGCGCGGCCTGGTGGGCGACTTCACCAAGGCCGTCCTGTGGGACCGCGAGCAGACCACGGTGTCCATCACGGACAGCCACGCGGATTTCTTCATCCGCAACCTGGTGGCCATCCTCGCGGAGGAACGCGTGGCCTTTGGCGTCACCCGTCCCACGGCGTTTGTCGATACGGACGTCCGTGCGTAATCCAGTGGCCGGACGCGTCCCCCGTCCGGGGCGGGGGCGCGTCCTCACTGAGGACCCCGATGGCCTGGAGACGTATGACGTGGAAATAAACGGCGTCAAAACAACCCTGCGGCTGAACAAGTCCGACGCGGAGCGCCTGGGCGTCAAGCAGGCCGCACCAGCCGAGAAACCAGCGGAGGAACCTGTGACCGACACACCAGCGGAGGAACCAAAGGAACCGGCGGAGCCGCCAGCGGAGGAACCGCCAAAGGAACCACAGCCGCCTGCGGAGGAACCAAAGGAACCGGCACCGGAGCCGGACAAGGAACCGGCGCCACCCAAAGGGACCAAGGCCAAAAACGTCACGGCAGTGGCCAATAAGGCGCGCAGGCCGGATGACGTAGGCACCAAGTAGCAGCGAGAGGCGGAGGGGCGGGACGTGACTACGGAAATCATCGAACCGGACCCGGACGCGTTCCGCCTGCCGCCGCTGGTCACCGCCGCGGAATTCAGTGAATGGACCCGCGGCAAGGTCAGCGCTGCGGACCCGCGCGTGGACCCGCTGCTGCGCGGCGCATCCGCAGGCATCCGCCGCTGGGTCCGCTGGCACATAGCGCCGGTCCTGGAGGAAACCCTGACCGGCGACGGTCCGGGCGGACGGCTGCTGCTGCTGCCCACTGGCAGGCTGCTGGAAGTGCTGTCCGCGTCCAACGCTGGCACCGCCGTGGATGTCGATGACCTCGCCTTTTCTGAGCGGGGCATGCTCGAATTCACGGAAGGCTCCGCGTGGTCCTCGCGGCTGGGGTCCGTGTCCGTCCGGGTCCGGCACGGCTGGGACGTCGCTGACGTGCCGGACGTGGCGCAGATAGTCAAGCAGGTGACCGCCAACGCGCTGGCGTCCCCGATGGGCGCCACCCGCGAGCAGGCCGGGTCCGTGTCCGTGTCCTGGGCTGTCACCGCGCCCGGCGTCGCTGGCGGACTGTCCCTGCTACAGCGTGACCTGGATGTCCTGTCCGCATTCAAAATCTGAAAGGCGGACGGATGCTGCCCTCATTTGCCAATGACACTCCCGTCCGGGTCCGGCCAACGTGGATAACGGACGCCAGGGGAACCCGGCGCGCGGACTACGGGGCCGGGGCCGGACGGGTCAGCGTGCCTGGCTCGCTGATGCAGCCCGGCGCCACGGCGGAAGTCCTCGCCCAGCGCGTGGGCGCCGTCGCGGTGCGCTGGTCCTGGTACGCGCCGCCGGACACGGACGTGCAGGCGACGGACGCCGTGGAATGGGCGGGCCGGGACGGCGTGGTCAGGCTGTACGCCGTGGACGGCGAGCCTGCCTGGCACAGGTCCCCAACAGGGGACCTGGACCACCTGCTGGTGCTGCTCATCGACTGGAAAGGCTGACATGGGCATAGAGCGAATCGAATTTCACAGCGAGGCGTTCCGTGCGCTGCTGCATGATGACAAGGTCATCGCGGACCTGACCAGGCGCGGCCAGGCCATCGCCGCGGCCGCGGGGTCCGGCGTGGAGGTCCAGGTCCGGAAGTACCGCAGCAGGCCCGTGGTCATCGTGGCAGCGGACAGCCAGGAGGCGCGCAAGGCGGAGGCCACGGACAAAACCCTGACCACGGCGCTGGGGGCAGGACGTGGCTGACGTCAGCGAACCGGCGGACGCGGAAACCGTCCTGATCGTCTACCTGCGGGACCTGCTGGGGCAGCAGCCGGGCTTTGAGTCAGTCCAGGTCCTGGGTGCGATGTCGGCGTCCTCGCCCGGCTATGAGCCGCCTGTGGAGGCTGTGACGGTCAGGCTGACCGGCGGTGCTCCGCTGGGTCCGGCGGCGGATTCCGCGCAGATGACCCTGACCGCCTGGGGCGCCGGTCCGGAGGATGACATCCGCGCGTCGGACATCATCCGGCGCAGCGTCGGACTGGTGCGTGCCGCGCCCAGGCTGCTGGCGCAGTGCCGCGGCGTGCAGGAACTGTCCACACCCTATCTGGACCCTGACCCCGTCACCGGCAGGGCCCGCTATTCCGCCACTGTCACGCTGGCGCTGCGCGGACTAATCATCCAAACCTAAGCAACAGGAGAAACAGGCCATGGCCAAGGACCTAGCAAATATCCGCATTTACGGCGATGAGGCGTCAGCTATTTCCGTCGCGCCGGAAGGCACCACCCTACCCACTACCCTGGGCGCGCTGAATGCCGCCTTTGACGAGGTCGGCTGGATCAGCGAGGACGGCACGGAGATAACCCGCGAGGCGTCCACCAACGAATTCAGCGCCTGGCAGGGCGGCACCATCGTCCGGGTCAAGCCTACGGGCGTCAAGAACACCATGAAGTTCCAGTGCCTGGAAGAGACGGCCATCACCCTGGGGCTGTACTACCCAGGGTCTACCGGCGCCACTGCCACGGGCGTGTCCACCATCACTGTTTCGGGCGGCGCCACCAGTGACGTCCGCGCCTGGGTGGCGGACTTCCATGACGGCGACGTCCACAAACGCTACGTCATTGAACGGGGCGAGGTCACCGGCCAGGGGTCCATC